AGTGTTGGAGCTGGATAGCCTGCGGCTTCTGCTGCTGATGTCCATGTACTTCCGTTAGACTTTAGGACGTTACCTGATGTTCCCGGTGCAACAACCTGCACGGCTGATGTGCCATTGCCCAAGATCACATTGTTGGCAGCTATACTGGTTGCGCCTGTACCGCCGTTGCCAACGGGGAGCGTACCTGTAACTTGTGACGTAAGATTAACATTAGCTAACGTGCCACCAAGCGTTAAGTTGCCTGAACTTGTAACCGTACCCGATAAAGTAATTCCGTTGACCGATCCCGTACCGCCAACAGAAGTGACAGTACCCGCGCCAGTCTCTGTTGGATTTGCGTCAAATACAGCAGCTCCTGCACCAGCACCATCAGAATAAACATATTTTTTAGCACCAGTAGGAATCGTTACTGTCGCCCCAGAACCTTGTTTAATAATAATGCTCTGACTACCAGAGGTAGAATTCTCAATCATCCAAACTTTAGAAACTGTATTAGGCCCAAGTGTAATAGTGCGCGTGGTACTAAGAGAACCTGCGGAGGTAATCTTCAAGTAAAGAGAGCGAGTCCCATCAGCAGATGCATCAGGCATCGTGAAGGTTTCATCGGCATCTGAAGACATTTGCTTAGTGCCAAAACTAAAAGCATCAGCTACAAGGCCGAGGTTTGTATTGGTAGATGTACCCCAAGTACCACTTTCGTCTCCAGTAGCTATCTCTTTTAATCGTAGATCATTTACATAAGTTGCCATTTTTTTACCTCAATCATGGTATGTTCACCCAAGTAGGCGTTTGTGAAGGGGATAGATTAATCCAATTAGGGTTTTGTGATGGATTAACGTCTTGCCATACAAGGACTCTGCCCACCTCGCCTATTGCACTCAATCCTGTCGGATGTATATCCGTCGATCCTTGTACAACGAAAGCTGTACCTAACTGCGATGTTGCTGACAAGCCAGTAACAGGAACTTCTATTAACAAGTCAACAGTAACACCGTTAACTACACCTGTCGCTTGCAAGCCTGTTGGAGAAACATTTGCTGGCGCAGCAACAATAAATCCAGAGCCTAAGACAGATGATGCCTGTATCCCTGTAGGATAGACTCCTGTCGTTTGCTGGACTCCAGCAGTACCAACAGCGCCTGTGGCAGAAACACCTGTAGCTGAAGCTTGAGCATTATGACTAACAGTTACGCTGCCAACCGAAGCAGTACCTACAACACTACTAACTGCAACTTGGCCCGGAGCCAAGACTTGAGCAGTTCCTACTATTCCTGTTGCTGCAATCCCAGTTGGAAAAATAGTGGCACTAGCAAAAACACTACCAGCCCCAACATTACCAACCTGACCAGTTGCCTCTAAACCAAGTGAGCGGCCCCAAGCGCCATCACCCCACGCTCCACGACCCCAGCCACCGATTGCTACAGTTTGGGTTGTGTCTTCACCCCAGCTACCGTCACCCCAAGCAGCGCGACCCCAACCCACACCGGACATTAGGCTATCCTAATCAACGCATTATTTGCATCAGCAGTAGGCATTACTATTTTAAAGTCACCAGCAGTAGAAGTTTTATCACCACCAAAATCAAGCACAACAACGCTAGGGTCGCCTGACGCAGTATCGTTGTAGATTAAAGCGCCTCTGGCCGTAATAGTTGCTGTACCAAACGTGAGGTCAGCAAAATCAGTAAAAGCCGTAGTGCCTCCAGTAGTAGGAGTAACATTAGTTAGTGTACCACCACCTGCGCTATATCCAGTTCCAGATACTTCATTGGAAGTCGTATAGGCTGTAGTGCCAGCATTAAAGGAAGCGCTGTTGGTATATAAAGCCAACTTAAACGTATTTCCTGAACCGTTAGTAAAATTATGCGTAGCAGTCATCAGTTCTTTTTTAAAACTGGTACACATGTAGTTGCCTGAAAAAGCCATTAAAGCCTCCTTATCTGTTCAGCCAAAGAACTTTCTCCGGCATTTAATAGTACGTTATATATGGTAGTTCTTTCGCTTCTTGCTGCCTGCTTCATATAATGCAAAACAACCTGCTCTATTCCATTTCTAAATGCTTCAGCCTGCTGACGCAAAACAGGATCGGCTGTGGTAGAAATAGATATAATTTTATTAGCGCAATCGACAGCAATTTCTTCTGGAGTAAACCCACGATGACTTGTGGTTTCCACGCCCACCTGACCTACATCAGACTGTATGTTTACAGTAAACATTAGACTCTCAGGCTCCTGACTGCACCAGATCGGAAGCTATCTGTCGTGTCATAACCCTCGCCAAGGGACTTCAGCCTCAATGTTGCGTCTTCATACTTAGAAAGATAAAACTCCATTTGAGGGCCGTCTCCTTTAAGAAAAGTATAGCCTTCAACTAAGCAGCTATATAATAACGCATTCTCTGCGTTTGAACCCAGCCAGCTTGTACCGCTTGCGGCAGTAGTAATCGACTCAGGTTCATACATATAATGAAGCTCTACTGGGAAATTAGCGTTAGGAGTCGGCCCAACAATAAAACGAGTATCGTCAAATATACTGTAATACTTAGGCACTCCTTGAGTAGCTTCAACAGGATAAGCCTCACGCATAAAATTTACATCTTTAAATATAAGAAACTCATAACCACCATTATCAATAGACAGCGAATATGATGCTAGGAAACCATCTGGCATTGTAAGATAGGCATTACCTTGACTCAGGGTTCCTGTCTGATTCTTACGCAGATCAGGTATCTGTACGCCCCTAAGTATTCTTTGCTCTGCCTGAGTGATAATCAAAGGCAAATTATTAACAAAGGTAGTCTCAGTTGACTCAAGATAATCCTGTATCGCTGTCTTTAATGTTGTAAACGTAAATGCCATTATCTGAATCTCTTTGTTTTCTTTGCAACCTTTTTCGGTTGCGACGAGAACTGCTTTCCAGCCTTGGTGTCTTTTCGTTTCTTTCTAGTTGTTGCGGCGTATTCTTTGGAACTGAGCGACTTGATTGCTTTTTCAGGAAGATATCTTTCTCCCGTCTTTGCACTGGGCTTTCCAGACTTAGTTCTCCATTTTTGTTTAGACCAGTCTTTTAAAGACTTCTGTGACTTTTTAAGCGTCATGACTTGTAGCCACCACCTTTGTCTTTATACTGTTTTGCAAGCATCTGCGCTTTACGAGCTGACCACTGCCCAGACTTGCCGCCTTTTGTTCCTGACTTTATCTTACTAAACAAGTTTTTACGCATCGTAGGCTTAGTGTAATTACCCGCTTCGTTTACGCGAGACTTAGCCTTGCCGCCAGTATTAAGGGGAGTTGATTTCTTTTTTACTGTCTTTTTTTTAGTAATTTTACGAACAGTCATAATCAACTAGGCGTATTAGCCTGACCCCCCATACCCGAATGATTACCGCAGTAATAATAAAGAGTCGGTGCGCTAGAAGCTACAGTGATTTGTACATAAGCTCCCGCATTACCTGCCACCCCAGAAACAACAACTCCTGTAGTGTACTCACTTCCTCCACCCCAAGTACCATCGCTAGTAGTTGAAAAGCGAAGGGGATGACTGCCGTTTGTGCCAGAAGACTGGTCAAACCTGTATGTGTTGCCTTCGGTAATGTTTATAGTAGCTTGCTGAACACCGTCAATAAAATACTTGTTACCACCGCCAGCACTGGCAACAGTAATCGCAAATGTGTCAGAAATAGCTGTCACAGAACCGATTGCAGAAGTAGAGCTAATACCAGTAACAGGTACATTAACGTCAACCTCTCCTGTTTCAACAGATACATTACCAAGGTTAGAAGTGGCTGAAACGCCTGTTAAACTAACCGTAGATGCAACTTGTATAATCTGTATTTCAACTCTGCCCACATGTCCTGACATGTCAAGACCAACAGTACGGCTACCCATTGCTGTATTTCCGCCGCCAACAGGATCAAAAGCAGAAAGCGCTCTGCTTTGATGAAAACCACCGTCAGGTCTAGGGTCACGAAGGGCTTGAGGGTCGGACATATTTATCATACCCAAACGCCACTGAGGGTTATCGACATCTAATACATCCCTTCCGACCAGCATGCCGTTGGGTCTGCCATCTTCAATCTGAGGCACTAAATCTCTAAGCTTGTATCGGAATCCAGTTCTATCGCAGAAACCAAAAGCATGCTTACCACTAGCGTAGCTGCTCATAAATACTGATACCCGCCGGGAACAACATACAAAGCAGCCTTCTCTCGCGCAGAATCAGCAGCCATATTCCATTGCTCTTCGTAATTTTCTTTTAAAAAAGCCAAACGAGGAGCTGCTTCAGCTCGCTTCATCGCTATGTTATAAGCTAGACCAGCGGTTAAACACGGCAGAAATCTAGCAGGAACATCCATATTTAAAGTGGCAGGAGAGCCTACATCTTCTATACGCTCCATGTAATAGTAATTAAACGTATACACTTGAGCCGCATCTGGTACAGGCCAGACAATTACAGTAATTCCAGAAGGCGCTCTTTCAATGTAATACTGAATAGGTCTGCCTTGCAAAAGCTTATTGGTCTGATGTGAGTATTGAGATACAGATATTCTCTGCATGGTTAAATCAGTCTGCTTAGTAATGTTATCTGCATCAGTTCTCAGCACCCCTTCTATTACGTCCAACTTGTCAGAGGTAAGGGGATAAGAGCTTGTACCAGCAGTCAGGGTTTGACTAGCGTTTTTTATCGTCCAAAGGTTAAGACCACGATTTTGCCAGTCCAACATTAACAGGTTAAGGCTTCTTCTGGCGGTTCTGTAATCAAAACCAGAACGCAATTCAAGGCCGCAACGCTCATAAGCCTCTTCCATAATATCGCCAAGATCAAGATTAAATGAAGTTGTTCCGCTAGTCGCCATTAGACAATTCTACCTTTTGTAAAACCTTGAACAATCTTTCCGTCTCCAGCTTTCCCGCCTGCAAACATTTTTTTACTTATGCCAGCCTCGCTGAGAGCAATAGCCATTGCCTGATTTCTATTTGTTACCTTGTCTCCAGAGCTTGACTTTAACTTGCCATCAGAAAACTCTTTCATAACAACGCCGACTTTATCCTGCTTTTTCATAAAATCACCATGCTTTACAAGACCAATATCTTGGTGTGAACTTATCTTTGGCAGTATCACAGCTATGCCTAGCTCGAAAGTTCTTTCTCCTTCCGGGCTGATCTTTTTTGATCGTCATATTTGGATCGCCAAATCTAACTAGTTTTATTTGATCGCCTTTTTTGGCTAAAACAGCGCTTTTCTTTTTGGCGTTAGGCGTTCTTTTGGGCTTGTTGTAGCCAGCAAAAGACTCTCCACGATATGTAATCCTTCCGCTAGGAGTTCGTTTAACATTTTTTGTTGTAGCCATGTTAAAAATCCTTGTGAATTCTTACGCCTTGAACAGCCTTTCCTGCGCCTCTTACTCTACCACCCTCAAATTTATTAATAGTCCTATTCAAGCTCTTGGGGACAACGTTTAAATTTGATGGAGAGTTGTTATTGGGATTGCCATCGCGATGATGAACATCCATCCCATCACCCTTTTTGACCTTGCCATTAGCAAGCATTCTGTTTCTAGCTGTATTTCTGGCAGCACGATTTCGCTTTTGTTCAGGTCGCGAATGATAATTGTCGTATTCAGCGCGATAGTTTCTATTCGTCAAACTGAGCCTCGTATGCTTGATTTACCAACACATCTTTTTTCTCTCGCCTATCAAGCTCAACACCAAATTCACGAGCAAATGCTTCAAGCTCGTTTTTATTTAACTTAGCTAACTCAGACA